GACTGTCAACCCCTTTCTCGGAAGAATCCCATGAAATCCGGCTTCCTCTCCTCTGAGTTCTCCCTTTCCGCCTTCTCAGGCCTGCTCTCCCTGCTCTGCATCCTCCCGTCTGTACAGTCCCCCTCACTGCCTTCCTGCCTCCTGGCTTCTGTCTCCCTCATCGTCTTCGGCTGTCTCTCTGGTCAGTATACCGCATGCCGAGCCGCACTCAAGCGGGATCTTCTCGCCTCCCTCCTATTGGAGATCGAGAAGGAGGCGGATGAGGAAGACGAAGACGAGAAAGATTTTCCGGAATGAGGGTTGACATACTAGTCTAGATGTACTAGTATGTGTGCAGACAGGAACACAAGGGGAGGCGGGAACGGTGAACAAGATCAAGGCACGAATGGAGCGGGAAGGCGGGAAGCTCTGCCAGGAAGAGATCGGCTACTGTGATTACCAGTTCCGCACCGGCTCTATCGAGGTTGTCCTCTCGATCCTGACTCACGCCTACCGCTTCAACGTCTGGAGGAATGGGCGTGTCGCCTACCGTACCTCCGATATCTCCCTCGCTCTAGACTTCGTTTACGGCATGTAATAGGAGTTACCATGTACGCTCTCCAGATTCTCAAGGCCTCCGGTTGGGTGATCCACTACATCAGGGATGACGCCACCATCCTGCACAAGTGGAGCCAGGATCGGAAGTACAGTGGCAAGACGGTTCGCGTTACGGAGATCACCGAAGAGGAGCGGGAGCAGTTCATCCGCTCTATTAACCCGTGAGGTGTGCATGAGAAGTATCTGGTTCGTCATCGGCTCTACTGGAGAGTATTCAGACCATTCCTCATGGTCGGTTGCAGCCTACACCGAAGAGGATACCGCCAAACAACACGCTGAACTAGCTAACCTCTATGTCAAGGACACTAAGAGTCTAGATTGGGAAGAAAGATCAGACTTGAGCAAACACAACCCTTACGATAAAGATTGTCGGATCGACTACACCGGAGCGGAGTACACCGTTCAGGAAATCCCCCTCTGCCTCCATGTCGATGACTACCAAGAGCGGATCACTAAGGTAGTCTAACAATTCCAGCCTAGGAGACTCTGAGTAATGCCTCACAAGATCCCCGGTAATTTGACACCACTTGCCGCCCTGTGTGGGGATTCCCCCCACTATGTCATGGGTGGCGTCTCTTTAGAGTTTGAAAAGGGCAGTTACAAGGCTACGGCTACGAACGGCAAAATCTTGGCTCATGTAACTGGCACCTCCGAATCCGATAGTGCTGGCGTCTCGATCATCCCCGCGAAACCTTTCAGTACAGCACTCAAGGCCAGTAGGGGTGGGGAAGTCGAAATCAAAATTGAGGAGAAGGAAACCACACTACTGGCTCTCGATCCCCGTAACGGTAATGCCGTATCCTCCAAAATCCCTAATCTGGATGGACGCTTCCCTAACTGTACTTCAATCCTGAAGGATGCCAACAACAAGCCTGCCGATGCCTCCATCACGCTCAATGTCGCGTTATTGATCCCACTGCTCAAGGCTGCTCTCGCCGTCACTGAGACTCTGGACAAAGAAAACAGCCCGATCACTTTGGAGATCCGCAAGAATCAACCCATGTTGATCAGAGCGAAGGGTAAAGACGATCAGGAATTCACAGGGCTTATCATGTCACTGGCTTGACGGTTCCAGCCTCCCCATCACCGGGGAGGCTCTTTCTTTTCCCCCTCGTCAACCGGATTCAGTGCCCCATGAGTGCCCTAGGAATCCTAGGAATCCTAGGTAATGCTCGCCGCATCCTGCGGCTCGCTCTCGGTGGGACTGTTTACGGCGGCATCCTGCCGCCTAAGCCGGGGGGAGACACGGTAGGCGGGAAGCGGTGAACAGCCGCTCACTCCTCTTCCTTGTCGAATTCGTCGAGGGTCACGCCTAACGCTCTGGCTAATGCCCTGACAGTATCCCATGACGGCTGAGAGGTGCCATTCTCCAGCTTGGCGATCCCATCCCTGGAGAGCCAAGCAATCTTCGCAAGTTCTGCTTGCGTAAGGCCTTTGGCGTTGCGTAGCTCCTTCAGCCGCTCCCCGAAGGTCATAATCCCTCCCGATTCCGGTTGACGGGTTGTGCCTATGTCTCTACATTGACCCGACATAAACACGCTCCAGATGCTCGGAGGCAAGAATAATGCCGCATCGGGTATTCAGGCGTTCCCCTTCCGGGGAGCGTCTCAAGCCTTTCGTCGCCTTCCTCTATCACTTGCGAAGTCTCTACATGTCGGATGGTCACTACCCGTTATGTCGTAACAAGGTCAAAGAGATCCGTAAGAGTTGGAATCTTAGTAAGACCCACTTGTCACCCCATCACGAATACCCCGCTAACTCACATGAGGGTATTATATATACGCTCTGTCTGGTCTGTCGAACCTGTGACACCGGGGCGATCCAGGCTATGGCGAGAGAAATACGCTCAGAACGGGAGGCGTTACAGGATGCCCTATAAAGGCTCGGGAGGCTGAATCGACCTGACCCCTTACCCGATGGGAGATCGTGCCTTCTAGACCCATCCTGACGCAAGGAAAGGGCATGCCAGATCACTTCTTCCTTTTGAAGCCTAGCCGGAAGGGTGCGGAAGGCAGATTACAGGGTATAACGATATTGTATCCTGTGACTGACGGCGGGACTAGTGTCCTCATACGGAATGTGATCAACGGTTTATTCTCTGATGTCACATCTGCTCCCCCATCACATGTGACATTATAGATGTTGCCTAGATTATCTATGACATGTGTTCCCGCCTCCCTGAACCGAAACACAATATCACGATTCGTCGTAGAGAATAGAACACATACAATCAATCTGTCGTCGATGGGTGAGTGAGGCACTTCCGCATCAACTTGAGCCGTCACCGTGTCGAGAGTCTGCACTTGCGGAGCGTCTGGGACGTAGCTCAGTTGTAGCGTCTCGGGTTGCCTGATTTCCAATCCCCCCGGCTTGACCGGAGTCGGAGTTTCCCCGCATCCGCTCAGGACGAGCAGGGAGGCGATAAGCACTAGACGTATCATTAGTTCTCCTCTAGCCGAATACGCCGTAGGGATCGGCGGGTATTGTATCTGGTCTAGCCGGGGGGAGACAAGCGAGGCTGAAAGAGACAGCCGAGCCGGGAGGCGGGAAGGGTACAGGACTAGACCCCTGAAAAGAGTAACCCCTTAAACCCTTGATCCCTTAGACCCTTGATTCCCGCCTACCAGTCTGGTTCGGGAGGCTGGAAAGAATCTTCAGAAAAATCCGGAACAGGGGGTTGACACCCTCCCCACATACTAGTACAATACTAATAGAGAGTAAGAGAAAGACCAGTACAACTGTTCCCTTTCCTGCCTCCCGTATATTCCCCCCGGCTAGACTAGATGTAATGTAGATATAGATACAGGGGGTATGGGGGAGCCGGCGACGGGAGGCGTAAAACGGTAGACTCTTGGACCCTTGATCCCTTGCACTCTTGCCGGCATAGGAGCAGTCACAAAAGGAGACGCCACCATTCATGAGATTCAAGATGCCTGTAGTGTCTCTGTGTGATCGTACCGGCAATGCCGTCAGGCCCTGGGCCAGAGCCGGCTACAAGTGCTACATTGTCGATTTACAACACCCTCCGGGGGAATCATCAGTCGAGGAGAATATTATCCGTGTCGGTGCCGATGTCAGCACATACGAGCTGCCGGGAAAGCCATCCTTCGTTTTCGCCTTCCCTCCCTGCACAGACCTGGCTGTGAGCGGTGCAAGATGGTTCCAGGCCAAAGGCCTTTTAGCACTCTCAGATGGTATCAGACTGGTGGCACACTGTGCGAAATTGTGTGAGAATTCGGATGCTCCTTACATGATCGAGAACCCTGTTTCCACCTTGGCCACATACTGGCGGAAGCCGGATCACAAGTTTGATCCCTGCGAATATGCCGGGTATCTACATGATCCCTCAGAAGAGGCATACACGAAAAAGACTTGCCTCTGGACAGGGGGGGGCTTCATTATGCCTGAGAAGAAGCCGGTACGTCCCGCACTCGGAAGCAAGATGCATGTACTCCCGCCGTCTGAGGATCGTGCCAACATTAGAGCGGAGACGCCGAAGGGGTTCTCTCAGGCTGTGTTCTTGGCGAACAGTTACAAGAGACTACTGGCGTAGTGCGAATGGTTCGGTAGACGGGAACGGCACTCTCTAATTGGAATCAACAACCTCGGAGATGTGAAATGGATCGACTCAAGCCGGAAGAACTGGACAAGGCTCGTAAACCCCTGCTAGTTCCAGGCGATCCTTATTTGTTCGTTCTTAGTTTCGGTTGGGCACTCGTAGCTCACTACGTCTGCCATGAAACAGCCCTGACACTCCGACTGACCAACGCATCCCACTTCCGCAATGCCGGAAAGGACTACGGCAAGATAGCGACGGAAGGAGCAGGCCCTGGCTGTGAATGGCGATACGAAGGCGATGCTGTACTGAACATCAACCATGTGATTAGGATTGTGAGGTATCATGGAAAAGTACATACCGGGAACATTCGCTCCTGATACGCCTGTAACTATCTGGGGAGACATGTTGGAGGATGAGGGAATAGCCGTAGATGATCTTAGGGAGTGGATTAAGCAAGGCTGTTTTGTAGTGCAGCATGGATACGATTACGGCGACGGCAACGGCTACGGCTACGGCGACGGCAACGGCAACGGCTACGGCGACGGCGACGGCGACGGCGACGGCAACGGCAACGGCAACGGCTACGGCAACGGCTACGGCGACGGCGACGGCAACGGCTACGGCTACGGCAACGGCAACGGCTACGGCGACGGCAACGGCTAAGACGGACACCCTTCCCAAGCCCCTAGGCTCACGTCTGGGGGCTTCTCCTTTCCGCCTACCGTATCCCACGTTTGATAGGAGATCGTGCCACACAGAGCCAGGGAATAGAGGCGTTACCCCTTCCAGCCTCCCGCACCATTCCCCCCGGCTAAACCGACAATGAAAAAGATCCATCCCTTTAGCGTCTTCTGGCTCCGAACCCTTGGCCTCGGATCGACTCACACCGTCTCTATTCTCGATCCCGATTCCAGACCCAAAATCAAAGAGGATCTCGCCATGCGTTTAGTGAATCTGGAACAGAACTCCCCAGACTGGTACAAATGGCGTAGCGGCGGTGTCGGTGCCAGCGAGTCGGCAGCCATCCTAGGCTCTAACCCCTGGCAGAGCCGAGACCAGATCTACGCCACCAAACTAGGAGAGTGGAAAGAAGAGATCGACAATCCCAATACCCGGAGAGGCAAACAGTTAGAACCGGAGGCTCGTCAGGCCTACGAGAAACTCATGGGATTCTCTGTACTGCCGATCTGCGGCATCCATGACGAATTCGACTTCATCCGTGCCTCATTCGACGGATACCGAGATGATGGGAAGTTGATACTTGAATTGAAATGCCCTAGAATTGAGAATCATAATCTGTGGAGCCGTACACAATCTGTACCTGACTATTACCAGATTCAGGTACAACATCAACTGCTAGTGAGCGGGGCGAAGGTGGCACACTGGGTGAGCTACTGTCGGGAGGCGAAGAAATGGCCTAAGCTGCTCTGCCTCCCGATCCGCCCCGATCCGGAATTTCACTCCCTGCTCCTCACAGAACTACGGCAATTCTGGTCAGAAGTACAGGAGGAAGTCACTCGCCGGAAGGCTGGGTAGTCTCGACGGCGGGGCGGAAGATGTCCATAACGGGAACGTCGAACACCCGAGCCAGGGATTCCGCGTTCTCGTACTTCGGCTGCCGCTCCCCCCGCTCCCACTTGCTCAACGTCGTCTGTGCGATGCCGGCAGCAGCCGCTAGAGCCTCCTGGCTCCAACCCTTCGCCTTCCGCAGATTCCTGATAACCTCCCCGATCCGGTTCGCCTGTGTGTATTCTCCACTCTTTAGGATTTTTCGGAATTCTTAGTACAAAGGGATTGACACTCGGCAACCCCTCATGTACTATGAGAGTGTAGGACAAAGGGGCTGCGGAGTCAAGGGCAATGAGCGACAAGAGGACTCTCCGATACACCGGCGACACCCTCACCATCCGTACCAACGGGGAAGAGACTGTGTACGACGTGAAGCCGGCTCTGGGTGGCTCCCTCTTCCTGCTCAAGAGGACTCCGGGGATCATTTTCCCGATCCCCTACCTTATCTCCCCCCGGCTCACCTGTACTTGCCCTGGATTCGTTCATCGCAAGAAGTGCCGTCACGTTGACGCCATCCGGAAGTTGAGAGAAATTGGGAAAATGTCTTGACATTCCAGTACATTCAGACTAGAATGGAGAGAGGTGGACATGACGCTAGCAGAGAGAGTAAGGACGTTACTGGCAAGTCTTGGAGACACCGCAAAGCAAGTGGCGAATGCTCTAAGGAAGAGAGGCATCACGGGTGTCAAGTGTAGAGCCGGAACTTGCCCTATCGCTCAGGTAGTGGCTTCGGAGTTTCCCGGAGTGAAAATATTCGTAGGCCTTTACGCCATGACCATTGGGGATGAAGACATAAGCACAAGTGTTCCACACACTGAGGCAACGGCAAGATTCGTTGCAGAGTTTGACAAAGGACGATACTCGTTTTTGAGGAGAGATCAATGACGCTAGCGGATGAGGTTAAGGCCTACTTGAGCAGTCTCGGCACGACACCCAATGAGGTAGCCGAGAGTCTGAAACAGAAGGGCATCAAAGGTAAGAAATGTAATTCCTATTACTGCCCTATCGCGTGGTCACTCCATCACAAGTACCCCGGCAGTTATGTTGCTGTCGGCGGAACCTCTACTTATCTCGCACTTTCTAACGGAGGAGAAAGGGTTGATGTGATCCATTCAGAATGTATTGAAAAGTTTATCTTGATGTTTGACATAGGCTCTTACCCTTTTCTGAAGGAGTGCGAATGACTGTCTGGGATTGGTTCATCCTGTATCTGTCGGTAGGCGGGATCTTGGGGTTCCTCTCTATACTGTTCTCCCTGAAACGGGTAGAGCTGGTCACTGTCTTGATCGTCCTGCCTATTCATGCGTTGATCTGGCCTCTGCTGTATATGAACGCCCATATTAACAAGGGGGATTGAATGCTGGTACTGACTCGCAAGCGTGACGAGAGTATTCACATCGGGGATGACATCCGGATTGTCGTCCTGGGTGTCGATGGCGGCAGGGTGCGTATCGGAGTCGATGCCCCGAAGGATGTCGTGATCCTTCGGAATGAGTTGGTAGGCGGGAAGGCTAAGGAGATCAAGAATGAAGTCAATTAGGGAAATGCTAGACATCCTGGGTGATACACCGGATGAGATTGCGGAGAGTCTCAAGCAGAAGGGTATCAAAGGTGAGAAGGAAAATTGTTATTGCTGTCCTCTCGCTGAATACCTAAAGTCTCAAGGGGTGTCGCAAGTTGTCGTAACAGATGTGAAAGTGAAGGGGATTTATCGAGACACTCTAGAGAGTGGTAGTTTTAGAAAAATCCGCGATTTTGTTTTCAAGGTGGACGCCGGCGAATACCCAGACCTTTTGAGGAACCCATGAAAACCGTACCTGAATTGCTGGCTGCTTTGGGTAACACTCCGGATGAGATAGCGGAGAGCCTCCGACAGAAGGGCATCAAGGGTACGAGACACAAAGGATGCATGACTTGCCCTCTGGCTGAGTACCTGAAGAAAGAGGGCATAAAGAATCCCCGTGTGACTCCCGATTATGTGGATATCACTGGTGATTCGTACTGGCATAGTTTACCTGTCATTCAGTTTGTTTATAGGTTCGACCATGGAAGATACCTAGACCTAGTGAGGGAATGATGACACAGGCACTAACCGTTCCCGCCTCCCGATCCGAAACAGGCCTCACCAAGAAGGAACTTTCCGACTCCAAGTTCTTCCCCAACATCAACACTCCCGCTAAGAGTGCCGTTGTCGCTGACATGGCTAAGGCGATGGGCTTTGCCGTCTCCTTCGTCGCCAGCAACGTCACGTTCATCAACGGCAAACCAGCCACGGGAGCTATCCTCCTGGCTGCCGCGATCAAGCGATCCGAGAAGTACCGATACACGGTAAAGGAGAAGTCAGACAAACAATGTAAGATCGAATTCTTTGAGCGGATCGATAACAAGTGGGAATCCATCTCCGTTGAAGTCTTTTCAATGCAGATGGCAACCCGAGCTGGCTTGAGTGGTTCCGCCACTTGGAAGAAGTATCCGGAAGCGATGTTGTACAATCGCTGCTTGAGTGCCGGTGCCAAGGCACATTGCCCTGACGCACTCGCCGGGTATCCGATCTATCTGGCTGAGGAACTGCTACCGCCTGGAACAGCAGTCACCGAAGACGGCATGCCGGAAAAGGAGGCTGTCGAGGATGCGGTGATCATCCCGACTACCGAAGACATCATCAAATTGATGGATGCGACAGGATCGAAAGAAGAGGATTGGTTCCCCCAGTATTACGCGGATCGCATCGAAGACTTGACCGAAGCCCAGCGTATTGACATTTACAAGAAACTACAGATGAAGAAAGAGGCTAACTGATGGCTGCTCCTAAGTTTGTTGCCGACGATATGGTTCTCGGCAAGATCACTCACGTCGTTCTCGTTGAGGACAAGAAGCACAAGTTGAACCTTGAGATCGGTTTCACCTCCGACAAGAAGTTGATTACCGGCAACAAGGATGACGGCACGGAGACTGTTACCGGCTTTGACTCCTACTGTCGCCTCTTCGTCGATGACTGCGAGCTGAAGGAGGAAGACAACAAGGATTTGTTCGATAAGGCTGTGGTGCGTCGTGGCATCACTCGGGACGCGATCCAGGCTGTCACCGGCGAGCGGCTTGATGACAACTGGAGCGAAAAGGGTTACCAGCGATTGACGCCTGACGCCAAGGGTTCGGTGGTGCCTGCGATGGTCGGCAAGGAGGTCATTTTCAAGGCTAGGGAGTTTAACAATTCGGTGATGTGGAATCTGTACACTCCCCGTCCTACTCCCCCCGCGATGAATCTCAAGGACTTGAAGGAGAAGTTGCGGAAGAAGCAGGGTTGATTCTGTAGTACATTTGGATTAGGGAGGCGGGAACGCTGTGTAGGGTTTCCGCCTCTCTTCCCCCTCTAGAGGAGATCCCATGAACTTTCCGCACATCGAGAAGGCACTTAAGGAAGACGAAGAGAATAACACACTGAAAGTAGAGTGTGTTGACGATCAGTGGAGGGCTAAACTCTACACGGCGTCTTACGGAACAGACTGTGTGGAGTACGGAGAAACTGTACTTATCGCACTGCTCAGACTGGAACGCACGCTGGAGATCCGGATTATCCTCTGACAAGGAGTAAGCAAGTCATGTTGAAACTGTACGTCTGGGAAGGTGTGTTCACGGATTACACAGATGGCATCGCCTTCGCCCTGGCTGCTTCACCAGAGCAAGCTAGGGAATTAATTCACGAACACATGGGATACGGGTCTTCGGAATTGGATACTCTCGATCCGAAAGTCTACGACACTCCGGTAGGCTTCGGGTTGTGGGGTGGCAGTTGATAGAGCCTGGAGACTAGGTAGACCAACGGCAGAGTCAGGGGGACTCTTCCCTGCCCTCATGGTGGAATAGGCAGACACGACACGCTTAAAACGTGTTGCGAAAGCGTCCCGGTTCGATTCCGGGTGAGGGTATTACTCTAGTCACTGAAATATAAACTAATGGATGATAAATGAATCAACTTGAAACCCTTAGAAGGGAACAACGCGGGGAAGTCTGGAACGGTGAGTTGCTCATCACTTGCTCTCTGTGCCATCGTCGAGCCTTGGGAATCCGCCTAGGCGACAAGAGCGGGAAGAACCTGATAGCAGCCTGCCTATCGCCTCAGTGCCAGGGGAAGCGATCCTCAGCGGAGATACTGAAGGCTTACAGCCTCCCGCATACGACTCTCCCCCCGGCTCTCCTCACCGAAGCGAGAGCCTTCCTCGGAACCCGATCCGTAGGCAGGGAGGAAGGCAGAGCCGGAACCACGATGCGGGATCTGGTCTACCGCGAGTGGCTCAAGGCCTCACCGTTGCGTCAGGAGGGGTCTAGGAGGCTGCAAAAGGTCTACGGCATGCCCCAGGGCTGGATCAAGCGGAACGCCTACGGAGAGCATCCTAGTGCAAGCGTGGTGCCTACCCTCCAGAAGCTATTCCCCACGGAGCTACTGGAGACGATCCCCGGATGGGGGATGACTCTCCCTGACGCGGGTATCCTGATCCCCTGCCGAGATCCTGAAGGCTTGATTCTGGCTCTCAAACTCCGTCGATTCGCTGCCGATGGCGACAAGATGACTTACCTGAGCAGTGAGAAGGCGAAGGCAGAGTACACGGTGCATAGTCCTCTCGGCTCTGTAAACGCCCCTGGACGTGTGATGATCGTCGAAGGGGAGTTGAAGGCGGATTACCTTTGGGCTGTCGAGAAGCATCGTGCGGTAGGCATCCCAGGCGTTATGGGGATCTAGGTAGGCTTAAAGAGGTATCAATAATTGAATCTTAAAGAGACTCTCGCTAGGTTCCTGCCTACCGGCGGTGATGTGACACTCTCCCTCGACATGGACGAACCGGGTCAAGCCGCGACACTGAACCTTCTGCATTCATTGGCGGATGAGCCTTACACGCTGAAGGTGGCTCAGTGGAATCCCAAAGACAAGGGGCCTGATGACGCCTTCCGAGCTAGACAGACACTCAAGACACTAACCGCCAACGAATGGTTAGACCTAACCCAGAAGGAGGATACGATTCCGCCTCCCGAACCGATGCCAGCCATCAATCCCCCCGGCTCAACCTTCAAGTTGTACTCGGGATCTGAGCTGCTCAACGGGGAGTTCCCATCCCCCCCGATGATCGTTCCCGAACTGATCCCCACAGGCCTTAGCCTCCTGGCTGGTAAGTCGAAGATCGGCAAGAGTTTCTTCGTTCTCGATCTCTGTATTTCCGTGGCGACAGGCTCTCCCTTCCTCAGCGAGGATATCGTCCTGCCGGAAGGTAAGGTTCTGTATCTCGCCTTTGAGGATGTCCCCCGCTCGATCAAGAAGAGACTCGCAAGCCTGATGAAAGGTCGGGAGCATCTGACGGAGAAGATCAATCGGAATCTGATTATCGCTCCATCAACTAGCCGTATTCCCCGTATGCCGGCGGGTATGATCTGGCTCCGGAAGCGACTGGAAGAGGAACAGTATAGCCTAGTGGTGATCGACACCCTGGAACGCTTCAGGCCTACCGATGAGGATGGCTCCCGTCACTCCTACTCGGGTGATTACACGCTGCTTGAGGAACTGAAGACATGGTGCGAGGAACGGGGAGTTGCGGTTCTCCTAGTGCATCACGTTCGCAAGAACATCAAGGATGCTGATGATATCTTCGATTCGGTTCTCGGCTCAACCGGAATCCTCGGATGCCCTGATACCCTCCTGCTACTGACTCGCAAGAAGCGGGACGAATCAGAAGGCAAGTTACATGCGGCGGGAAGAGAGGTTCAGAGCGTAGACTACCGCATGTGGTTCGATATGGACTCTGGTCAATGGAGTGTCAACCCGGAAGAGGAGACACAAGACAAGAAGGCGAAGGCAAGCCCTGTAGATTTCTTGGTGAACCTTTTCAACACTCACCCTCAGATGTTAGCTAACGATGTGATTGCGTCGGGAGCGGAGAAGGGGTTTAGTGGATCGATGCTGAAGCGGTTCAAGGATAAGCTGCCTTTTGTGATCGAGTCGAAGAAGATCGGCAACGTGTGGTACTGGCTCAAGCAAGGGGGATCGGATGCAACACCAGTGGGACGGGAAGAGGCTCAAGGGGACGAAGCTGGCGATTGATACGGAGACTACCGTTTCCGCCTCCCAACTGGAGATCCCTACCCTAGTCATCTGTACGGCTTCAGATGGCGAACGTAGCGTATGGTTCCCCCCGGCTCAAGTAGACTCGTTCTTGCGTGTTCACCGGGGATGCACCCTTTACGCCTACAACGCTCCGTTCGACTTCTGGGTTCTGAATCACCGTACCCTCTGGGATATGACAAACGAAGGGAAGTATATTTGTCTTCAGTTGTTGTGGCGTCTGATCCGGCTTGCGGAAGGTGGCGTAGCCGAACGTAGCGGGACACTCGCTGACGCCTGCGAAGTGTACGGAGCCAACAAGGTAGATAAGAGTGATCCCTACCGGATGCGATACGGCGAGCTGCTCGACTGTCAGGACTACACAGAGCATCCGGAGTGGGAAGGCTTCAGGGATTACGCGATCAAGGATGCCTGCTCGACGTGGCAGTTGATCGCCCCTATGGAGTCGCAAGCCGCGTGCCTCCAGGCCTCAGTCAAGAAGGGCATCCATCCGGGGGCTGTGAAGAAGTGGGGTCTTCTGTCGGTAGGTATCCAGACTCGGGGAGCCTGTGTCCTGGCTCACCTCTCACGCCAGCCTCTCCGGGTAGACGTTGCCAAGGCTACCGCGATGGAGGTTCAGGCCAGAGAGGAGATCGAGGCGGCATCCATGCGGCTTGAATCACTGTGCCCTGGCATCTGGCACAAGTTCAAAAAGAAGAACGATGCCGGATACAAGAAGAACGCATCGGGGATGTATCAGCGGAACGAGAAGCCGCTTATCGACCTACTGGTAAATGAGTGTCGGGAGGCGGGAAAGCTACCCCCCATGACGCCATCCGGTGACGTGTCTACCTCAGCCTCCGCATGGGGGAAGCATCTCCCCGATAGTCCTTTTGTACAGGAATGGACTAAGCTTGAACTGATCAAGAAACGATTAACGTCTTTCATCCTGCCTATCGTACAATCGGGAGGCACGATCTACGCTCGATATGAACCGCTCCTGAACACGGGGAGAACATCAGCCAGCAAGTATGGTGATCGTGGCATACCCTCGATCAACATTCAGCAGATCCCCAAGGATAACACCATTCGGGAACTGTTCCTGGCGGATGACGGCACAGAGCGGATCACCAGCGATTACGCATACCTAGAGCTGCGAACGCTCGCCGCATGCTGTCATCTGCTCTATGGGTATTCCCGCCTAGGGGATGCCTGCCGTAAGCACACTGCGGATGAGGATGCCGGTAAGCCGGGTCTCGATCCTCATGAATGGATGGGAGCAGTCAGCCTAGGTATCCCTATCGATCAGTGGCACTCACTCGATGAGGCTACGAGAAAGCAGGCTAGGCAGAAAGCCAAGGTCGCTAACTTTGGACTCCCTGGCGGATTAGGTGTCAAGAAACTGATTGAGTATGCCAAGGGATACAAGGTCAACTTAACCATCGAACAAGCCAAGGAACTGAAAGCCACATGGTTCAGGGCATTCCCCGAGATGGGGCAGTGGCTTGAGGATCGCACCCGTGAGAATCTCGCCTTCAATCTCCAAGTGCCTTTAAGCGAGGTGAAGAAGAAGTTCCCGCATTCGTGGAATGTATGGAATCTCAGGCATGCTGTGGAAGGCATCCTGCCTACCGAAGAGGCTCGACCGTACATAGAAGGCCTTTACCGGATGTGTCGTAATACGAAACTCAAAGCGTATCTCGACTCATTTGATTATCTCCCCCCGGCTCATGAGGAGTTGAGCGAACACCTCCTGTTGGGTAGGGCTGCGGTGCCTACAGGACTGATCAGAGGCCTTGTGGGTTACTGCGACGGCTGCAATCTCCCCTTCCAGGGACTAGCCGCAGCGGGAGCTAAGGAAGCTTTGTGGCGTCTCCTGTACGCTGGATACATCGTGAAGGCCTTCATTCATGACGAGATCCTTGTAGATTCGCCTCTCGGAAGTAGACTAATGCCTAACATTCAACGGCACATGAATCAGGCTATGGAATCCGTCATGCTAGGCGACGTGCCTTGCAGATCCACTAGCCACGTCGAAAAGACATGGGTGAAGAGATGATCCAAGAAATTAGGCGGGAATACAAGGACGGAGAGGAGACAGGATGGGTGGCAACTCTCAAGGATGATGTGGATACGCAAGATTGTGCAGAACCTTACATAATCTATAATCTCACCCCCTCTAGCAACAAGAACGCTTGGCGTCATGTCTTCTTTTCGCCTACCGATCTCGATATGCTCGTTAACATGTGGCAGGAAATGAAGATCAAGAAGGGTATCTAATAGTGAACGCTGCTATCCTCAGACTTCAACCCCCGAAGGAGTATGACGACATGCCTATGCAACCTGTCGGAAAAGATGCCGTTCTCGACATGCTCGATTCGATGATCCGTGAGGCACTCGCGGAAGGTAAGTCTGCCCTCGGTGACGGCAGACAGCGAGCCGCAGCAGACGCGACGGCTGAAGCCTACCGCACGGCTCAGAATCTCATCCGAACCCATTGTCGCTCGTAGTCATCCCATACCGCCCTAGTATTCACACCACTAGGGCGGTACAATCCCTTATCTACTGTACACAACCACACTACAGGAGAATTTACATGAGTGACGTTCCTGCCTCCCCAGCATTCCCCCCGGCTCTCGCCAGACTCTTCGGGGGACTTCGCCTTTTCGTCTGTGTCCAGATGCTTGACGTTGATTCCACATTCGTTGAAAGCTTCCTCGGTATGGCTCTGTATCGGGAGATTTGCTCCGTTCAGACTGAGGAATTCCCCGAAAGCCTGGAGCCTCTCACCGCTGAGGAGAAAGAGATTCACGAACTGGCTCTGAAGTTTAATACGGAGATGTCGTCAGCCTTTCGGTTGGCTATCCTCAAAGACATGATCTCACTTATCAAGAAGGGCTGATCTTTTGTTATACGATGACTACTCCCCCCGATCCCTCGCCACCAACCTCCGCACTTACAGTCGGGAGAAGCCGGATGGTAGGCTGGAAACCGTCGAAGAGTGTAACTGGCGATCTCAGTACCTCCACCATCAGCAGTTAGGCGAGCGGATCGGTAAGACTGTCAGCGAGGCTGAACTAACATCCCTCGCTGATCTGGGTGCTAGGCGGCTCTCCTGGGTAGCCGGTAGGACTCGCTTCCTCGGAGGCACCTCCTACGGCATGAGCCGAGCGGCTAGTCAGTTCAACTGTGCCTTCCTCCGCATCGCCTCCGTCTTCGACGTGGTCGATGCCGCTTGGCTCCTGCTCAACGGATGTGGGGTGGGCTTCTCGCCTACCGTTGGCACCCTGCATGGATCGCACTCGCGTTTCCGCCTCACGATCTGTCCTTCCGAACGTGATGGGAAGTACAAAGGTATTGAAGAGAACCGCACCACTCATCCCCCCGGCTCAACCGCAATGAAAATCACCATCGGTGATTCGGCGGCTAGCTGGGCAAAAGCAATCGGCAAGCTGTTCCAACTGCCTTCTAACTTGACGCACTTGGTTCTTGACTTCTCTGAATGTCGTGGTCCCGGTGAGCGTCTCAGTGGATACGGTTGGATTTGTAACGGCTACAAGCCTCTCGCTAACGCTATGGAAAAGATCATTGACATTCTTCACAAGAAGAGCGGTGATCTATTAGACGAGATTGATATTATCGATATCATCAACCATATCGGCACTATCCTCTCGTCTCGACGATCCGCACAGATCGCACTGATGGATGCCGACTCGCCCCGAGCGGGTGAATTCGGAGTGATGAAGCGGGAATACTGGATTGAGAATGAGCAGCGTAGACAGTCGAACAATACGTTCCAGTTCTGGAGCAAGCCTAGCCGTCGCCGTATCGAAGAGACGTTGTGGATGGCTCTTGCCTGTGGCGGATGCCCTGGCATCTCTAATGCATCTGCTATGCGTCGGAAGGCTCCTTGGGCTACTGGCTCGAATCCGTGCCACGAAATCCTTTTAGCCTCAAATAGTTTCTGCTGCCTGGTAACTAACTGTCTCCCTCGCTTCCGTAGGGATTATTCAGCACTGGAGAAGGCGGTTCACCTGATCGCCAGGGCGAACTACCGTCAAACCTGTGTCGATCTCCGAGACGGCATCCTTTCCCCGGTGTGGCATCAGACGAACGAAGCCTTGAGGCTGTGCGGTGTGAGCCTCACGGGGATCTGTCAAGCCGACTGGCTCACCGATTACCAGATCCGACGACTTCGGAATGCCGCAGTCTGCGGAGCCTACAGTCAAGCGGATGAATGGGGAATGCCCCGTCCGAAGGCTGTGACGACGATCAAACCGGAAGGCACCGGCACTAAGGCGATGGGGTCTAGTGTCTACGGGGAAGTCACGGAAGGGATTCATAAACCATTAGGTCGTTTCATCTTTAATTGGATCAACTTTAGCATTCACGATCCGCTAGTTCCGATCTATGAAGCGGCAGGCTACCGAACCCTGCCTAACCCCAGCGATCCGAACAACGTCCTAGTCTGCTTCCCTGTGGAATATCAAGGGGTTCGGTTCGATGTGGTCAACGGCATGGAAGTCAACGTCGAGCCTGCTCTTGTCCAGCTCGATAGGTACATGAGATGGAACAGGCTTTGGGCGGATCACACGGTGTCTTGCACGATCTCTTACAGCCCCGACGAGATCCCCGCTATTGCCGAATGGATCGATAGGAATTGGGATGACTTCATCTCGGTATCGTTCCTGTTGAGAAACGATCCGACGAAGACGGCAAAGGATCTAGGTCATCCGTACCTACCGCAAGAGGTGCATACGGAGGCGAGCTACAGAGAGTACATGGGGAAGCTGAAGCCGGTGAAGATCCCGGAGGGCGGGTTGAGGTTGGAGGATCTCAAGGAGGATGATTGCCTGACGGGTGCCTGCCCTGTGCGATAAAGGACTTGACAAATCAGGCTGTTTCTAGTACAATGGTATTAGGTAGGCGGGAAGGCTCTCACGGGTTGACCATTCCCGCCTACCGTCCTTCTGGAGAACCAATGTCGAAGCCGCGTAACTGTGTGCGATGCCAACTGCCTATCGAATCGAAGACGTACTATGAAGGTAACAACTGGAACACTCCAGTACATAAGGACTGTAGATTGACGGTGAACGAACCATTCCGGAACAAGACTGGCAGCGTTCCCGCCTCACCATCTTCCCCCGGCTATGAGGTTACCGATGGAGACACTGGCGGTTGAACTTGTCGCCCTGTGCCTCCTCTGGTTCCCCCTCTCCGCTGATCGATGGGGGAGCGTCAGTAAAGACACCTTCGACCAATACGGCATCAAGATTCTCCTGAAGTCTGATGCGGTGTGTCTCTCGATCCGACATGAGGCACTCCGGAAGGGATGGCTAACCGACCATGAGGCAGGGCACAAGGGATTCCCAGACGATCAGCCTTTGTGGTTTCTGCAAGACGATTTGAACTGGCGTAAGAGCGATCACGAGGGGTACGACAGGTGCCGTTGGCTGGAACGCCTGTGGGGTAGGCGGGATGGTGTATGGCACTCCGAAGATCCCATCCGGGAGAAGAGACCCCGGCAGAACGATGGGAGTGTGAACGATACTTACCCTTAACGCCTACCACGCACTATCGATGTCCTTCTGTTCTCAACGATCCCTGGAGACTCTCCGAATGTTCATGAACGATTATCAGAAGGTGGCACAGTCCACCGCAGTCTACCCGGATGCCTCACGCATCATCTATCCCGCTGTGGGCTTGGCTGAAGAGGCAGGAGAGGTGTGCGGGAAGGTCAAGCGTATCCTCCGCGATGATGGTGGTGTCCTCACCCCAGAGCGTAAGGATGCCATCGTAAAGGAACTTGGTGACGTGCTTTGGTACGTCGCCGCTCTCTCAACGGATATCGGCGTCACTCTCGACGAAGTCGCTTCCCAGAACATCCGGAAGCTTGCGGAGCGGAAGGCGGCAAACACCCTAAAGGGGGAGGGGGACGTTCGATGAGCGATGAGTTCCCGGTGATCCAGTTAGGCTACATCCTGGCTCTCGGCTGTGTCGTTGCCGCCTCCCTGACCTTCCTTCTTGCCCCTATCGAAAGAGATGATGACTACCCTCCCTACGCTTGAAGCTGAAGGACACACGCCGAGCAAGGGAACGTGCGAGACGTGCCGTCACTGGAAAGACAAGAAGTATGATAAGCATGATGTCTATGCCGGTGTCTGTGAACTGAAGAAACTCCCCGGTGATCCTGATTCCCGCTACTTCACATGGTGGGATGAATCCTGCAAAGAATGGAAGGCCTGATGCAACCGACAGAGTTTTTCTTGTGGTATACGCTACTGCCTACTTTCTTCACAACGGTAGTCGTTTCTACCTTCTGTATGATCGGCATTGAGGCGGCAACGATCAAACGATTCCGCCAGACAGCAGTAGAGTACGGTAAGGCTGAGTGGTACATCAACACTCAAGGCAAGATCGATTTCCGTTGGAAGTGACCGTAGGGGAGGCGGAAAGCGACAACCGTTCCCGCCTCCCCTACTATTCCCCCCGGCTAGACTCAAGAGTTACGAATGTGAGTGTTCCTTTTACAGCGATCCTGCAAGTAGACTCAGTTTGTTCTAGCAAAGGAAATTCGGGTGTCTGGTGGCGGGATCTCCACACCGGCACAGAGTATCTGATGAAGTGCCAGACATTCAACGCGATGTTAAAAAACAAAGAGACTCAATGGGAAGGCCACTTGCTGGTAGATGGTTGCTGGGTTCTGAAAACCATGAATGATGGAGGCAGAGGCAACAGGGATCGCCTCTTCCCCGTACACCCCTCACAGATGGGAAAGAAGAAGTGAGCATCCATGTAGGCATCGATCCAGGGCACTACGGGGCCTTGGCCATCTTCGTAGACGATAAGCCCCCTGCAATCCATCCCATGCCACTCCGGAAGTACAACGCTAAGAATGTAGAGATCGATGCCGAGAGAGTTCATGATCTGTTTGCGAGTTACGAATACAGCGGGATAGACCTAGCAGCCATCGAACAAGTGGGAGCCACTCCCCTCTTCGGTTCAAAGTCTTCCTTCACCTTCGGCAAGGGATTCGGCATGATCCTTGCCATCCTCGCTATTCGTGGTATCCCACACATCAGGGTACAGCCGAAGGAGTGGAAAAAGAAGATCCTAGTGGGTACGGATCAGAGCAAAGAGGCTGCAATAGGATTCGTGAAGAGGCTCTATCCGAAGGTGTCTCTAGTGCCTCCAGGGAAGGACAAAGACTCTCACGACTACGCGGAAGCGGTGTGCATCGGGTTGTATGGTAAGAGGTACGGCAAGTAATGTCCCACCCTTCAATCTGTTTCTGTGTGGAATGTATGGATGGTTTGCGAGACACGGCGGAAGCCTTCCCGCCTCCCGTACCATCTATTCCCCCCGGCTCAACCCTCCCAGACTCGGGACAGCGTGAGGCCTTCACCACAGGAGCCGTCAGGGATGCCGCAGAGGACAAGCCCCGATTCGGTCTGATCCCCGTTGAGGTACTCAAGCGTTACGCGATGCGTTACACAGACGGGGCGAAGAAGTACGGGGAATGGAACTGGCAGAAGGGTATCCCCCTCCTGCGAGTCTACGAGAGCCTCTTACGCCATGTTTTCGCCTGGAGGGAAGGCGACAAGAGCGAGGATCACTTGGCGGCTGTGCTGTGGAATGCCGGTGCGATCATGTGGTATGAGGAGCAGATCAAGAAGGGATTGCTTCCCGCCTCTCTAGCGGAGGGTATGCCTAATGTCTGATATGAATTGCTTCTGGTGTAGCGAGCGAAAAGATAACTGGATGTGTTTTGATTGCACCGAAAAGCGTTTCGGGAATCAGAGTCGGGAAGCGGAGACGATTCCGCCTCCCGAACCCACTGCATCACTCCCCCCGGCTCACACGGTGGAATACTGGCAAGGGATCGCTCAGGAGATGATCGAGACGAACCAGACACTAGCGGCACTCAACAAGACACTCTGTGAGCGGATCTTCCGCCAAGGTATCCTGATCGCTGAGTATGCCGGCAAGGGGAAGTGGGTGAAAGATGGATGAGTTGGAACGCTGGCGGGAACTGGCGAAGAAACTGACGGATCGTATTAACGAAGAAAGACAATCGATAACGGAACCGAAGCATGAGCCAGAGCAGCGGGTTTGTGATCATGCCTACCGTCGCCTACGAAGTGAAGGCGACGACTCCTAATATCAGGTTGGGTCCAGCCCTACCGGATGACGCTGGCTACGCTGTATTTGAACTAGATAAGATGGTCTTAACTGCGGAGATCCTGCCTAACCCTCTCTCCGACGCTCAACGTCTGGCTATAGCGGTTCTCCGGGGGGATCAAGAGGCGGCTTTGATCCTCGCGGATGAAGTACAAATGTGCTACAAATTGAATCCTAACGGATCTCCCCGATTCATTCCCCGGAAGGAACTGGAAGACAGGATGCACTATGCGGAAGTCTACATGAACCGCGTGAAGGATCTGGAAGGCATCCGCTCAGGTTCGGTAGGCTGAAATCAGTAGACTCTTGATCCCTTAATCCCTTGGACCCTTGAGGCACCTATGGCCTACGGCTGCAAGATCACCGCAACCTCTTACAAACTGGCGGGGGTATGAAAGTCAGAATTGGTAGTGAGAAGCAACACAAAAGAGATCCTGAAACCGATGAGTGGAAAGAGGTGGCTAGCCGTAACGGCATCCTCTTTCATGAACAAATCCGATGGCGACATTCCGACGACGTTACGGAAATCGAGATCCCCAACAAGTTTTATGCGGTTTTGCAGATTCACACGACACATCGTCTCCGAGCTGGTCGGCTCTGGGAGTGGAAGGTTATTACTTCTCCCGATCTGGATTTCAAAATTGAATACCTACCCATGAACGAATCTGCCTTGCAGGCTGTCATCTTTGGCTCTGAGTGGGTAGGTGTCGGTTTGGTCGATGGTAAGTGGGGCATTAAGAAGCATGGCGGTTACGTCTCCATTTACCCAATCTTAGCATCCGCTCAGGTCGGGTAGGCAGAAATCATTATCCTTTTGAGGCGCATCTCTATGGCTTACGGCTGCAAGATCCTTGCCGACTCGATGAACCCGGATGGGAATAGGCTCATCTCCCTTGAAGTCAACATGCCTAAGTTCTTGGTGGCACAATACAACACTCACAGGGCTTTCTCTCGTAACTCTGCCTCCAGTCGAGCCGTTCCTGTCTCCCGCATGATAGAGCGAGTGAAGGAAGACCCCTTCATCCCCGATGTCTGGGGGAGCAACAAGAGGGGGATGCAGGCGGGAGGCACTATCGAGGATCAGCAATCTCAAGCGGCTAGCATGATCTGGCATAACGCCATGCATACCGCCCTAGAGCATGCTTCCCGCCTCTCGGAACTGAACGTACACAAGCAATTAGCTAACCGACTCCTAGAGCCGTTCATGTGGACGACTGTTCTAGTCACCGCCACCGACTGGGATAACTTCTTCCGCCTCCGACTCGATCACGCCGCTCAACCTGAGATGCAGCGAGTCGCACAGACAATGCGGGATGCCATCGATGCATCCAATCCGGTTCAGTTGGGATGGGGACAATGGCACTATCCGTACCCTGCTTATATTCCCCCCGGCTCAACCGATGTAGACATCACCTACATCATGGCGGCTAGGGCTGCTCGCCTCTCGTACTTGAGCCACAACGGTAATCAATCTGCGGAGGATGATATCCGACTCGGAAAGGAACTGTGGGAGCAGAAACACTTATCCCCCTTTGAACACTCGGCTAAGGCCTATCCGGGTAGGCACCATAACCTGAACGGATGGCACTCTCTTAGGGCACAGATCGAACATGGTTACCAAGTACACCATTAATTACGCACTCGATGACGACGTTGATGATATCGCCTCTTTGGAGGCTGACATCTTCCCCGTCGCCTGGAGCAGCCAGGATCTAGCCAAGACTGTGAACAACCGTAAGGATCTCTCCGTCTGCTGCCGCTACAAGGGCAAACTGGTCGGTTACCTACTAGTCCACAAGGACAGGCGAATCCTTAACCTACTGAACGCGGGGACGCATCCCGCCTACCGACGTAAGGGCATCCAACGTGCCTTGCTCAATTGGCTCTTGCGTCGGGTCGGCACTCGGTGCGGAACCGTCTCCGCTCTGGTCGATGAGCGGAGAATTGACGCCTGTAACTGGCTCAAGGCTCTTGGCTTTAAGGCCTTGCACACCGTACCTAACTCTTTCGGAGATAATAAAGACGATGGTATTTACTTTGAGAAGCGATTAATTCACCAATGAATGATACTGACATTGCAGCCATTTCACGGATCGCATCCAGGCGACGGATCGACGGCATGACTCGCCGGGATGTTAGGCAAGAAGCCATTACCGCCTACCTTGAGGCAGAGGCCAAAGGCAAAACCCCCGATCAGTGCTTACGTCGAGCGGATAACCGACTGATCAACCTAGGCAAGCGGAAGACACAACCCCAGCCGCACCCGGATGAGGAATGGAACCCGGCAGACCCGTTGACGCCTGATGGTGTCCTAGAGTCTGTAATAGAGACGGAGGGCTTTGAACGGCTTCTGTCGGGACTGACTGACAGGGAAAAGGAGATCCTTCGCCTGACCTATCAGCATGACGGCACGGATGAGGAGATTGCCGAAGCACTAGGGTACAAGTCTACCCGCACTCTCCAGGCGGCACGGTGCAAGGCACTAAGCAAACTGCGAATTCAAAAATAGTGGTTAACAAAAAGAGGGGGGATAGCAACGCTTATACTAATAGAGGGAGATGGAGGGGAGAATTCTAATTGTAAGCGAGTCTGAAACTGTAGGCGGCTACTAGACTCCCCTCCATCACCCACAAGACCCGAGAGAGCCGGGGTCAGCCCTGGTCTAGCAGATAACGAGAGGCGGCATGCCTACCTCTCCCCCGGCTCTCCATACGCGACGTTGACCCATTGGCTGGGTGCCTGTCTTCCAAACAGGTTCAACAGGGTTCGATTCCCTGACGTCGCTCTCCCCGATAGACGAAGTGTAAGCCGCCCCCAGAATGTGGGGGAGATCCCGCCTAACGAACGGGGAGGGGAGCCAAGGGGTCGCTAATGGGTTAGTGCTGGCTCTTGCACAGCCGGTTACAGGGTTCGATTCCCTACGTCTCCATTAGGTAGAAGTCGTAGTATCTAGGTAAGGGACAGCATGCCTAGACTCACAGGGTTTGCGGCTGACTACTGTTTCTGCCTAACTCACAGATGGGATGGTTCTCACTCTGGGTTCATACCCCGGATGGAATAGTTCGATTCTATTATCTGTGACTGATCATCTGGGGAGTGCCGAGAGGTTTCGTTACCGGCGTAGTGAAGCGAGCTTCCCGCCTCTCGACATTCCCCAGATGTTCACCCTTCCCGCCTACTTAACCCAATGCAGAGGTAGCAGACTTAGAATCTGCATAGTGTCGGCTCGATCCCGACAGTAGGCACTAACGAGTAGGTGTCGGGGCCTCCGAGCCATCCGGCTATGAACTGTGAATTGACCTACTTGGACAGGGTTAGGGTAGCTCCTGGCTTTGTGCCTCCCGAATCCGGCACGACTGTCACCCTTTCCCGCCTCTCTTCATTCCCCCCGGCTAGACCTTACGAACACCTCTCTAAATATATACTATGTATATAGTAAGGTGCAACAAGTCGCAAGTCCTTTAAGAATCAAATGTTAAGCCAAAAGCAACTCAACGCTATCGAAGCCCTGCTCTCCACCGATAACCAATCCCAGGCGTCGGAGAAGTGCGGAGTTCCACAGCCGACACTGTCTAAGTGGATTCGACTGGATGAGAAGTTCAAGCGTGAACTGCACAAGGCACGACTCGCCCTGTTCCGTGAGTCCCTAGGACACGTCACCGCCGACCTTATCACCATGCTTCACATCATCAGGGATGAGGCAGAGAACGAAGATAACACATCCAAGGATCGAGTCCAGGCGGCGGATAAGTACATCGGCAGGGTTCTAGAGGTGACTGCCTTCCTCCAGACTCAGGAGACAATCGAGAGGCTGGAACAGCAACTTCAATCCGATGGTACACCCGTCACTCAGCGAGCTGCTCCGACGACTGGAGAGGCAGACGAAGGCGAAGTTCTCGCTCCTTGCGACTAACACACCCGCCACCCATCCCGCCTACTCTGAAGATCCTCACGGCTACATAACGGATGTCCTTGGCCTGACACTGACTCCAGGGATGCGAGAAACTCTCGATGCCCTCATGGCATCCCCTCACCGGGTTCTCGCCTCTGCGGGTCACTCTGTCGGCAAGTCAACTCTCGGTGCGGCTCTGGTCAATTGGTGGTTCGATACCCGCAAGCCGGCTATCTGCCTGACCACGGCACCAACCGATAGACAGGTCAAAGACATCCTCTGGAAAGAGGTTCGCACCCAGCGAACCCGAGCAGGCCTCCCAGATCGGTTCATCGGTCCCAAGGCACCTAGGCTAGAAACCTCCCCGGATCACTTCGCACACGGCTTCACCGCCAGAGACGCTACCCGCTTCCAGGGTCAGCACTCCCCCGGTGGTGTCCTCATCATCTTCGATGAGGCGGAAGGCGTCGAGCAAGCCTTCTGGGAACCACTCGGGACGATGTTAGATGAGAATTCGTTCTTCATCGGATTCTACAATCCAACCGGGGTCCAGACTGCCGCTCACCGTGCCGAGCTACAGGGCGAACAGCACGGCACTTATCGCAAGGTGAACCTCTCCTGCTTGGATCATCCGAACGTCCTGGCAGGCCTTTCCCGCCTCCCTATCCCCATCCCCGGTGCCATCACCCTAGCTCAGTTAGAATCCATGCTGTTGGAAGACTCCCAGATTCTTCCCCCCGGCTCAACCGTTCTTCCCACTGATGTTTGCCTCAACGGTAAGCACTATCGCCCTGGACCCATCGCTGAAGCTCGCTGCCTAGGTAGGCGATCCACTAGCGGGACTACCAACCTCTGGTCTGAAACCCTCTGGCAGATCGTCCTAGGCATCCGACATGAGATCAAGGCGGAATGGCCTGTCCAGATCGGATGTGACGTAGGACGCTACGGGGATGACTCCTCAGTCATCTTCGCTCGTAAAGGCTACTGCATCCTGCATGCCGAGATCCACACCAAACAGCCAACTAACGTCATTGCTGAGAGAGTCAAGGAAGTGGCTCAGTCCTTCGCAGACAGCCACAACGAAAAGAAGAAGATCCCCTGCCTGATTGATGAAGGCGGCATCGGTTCGGGTGTCGTGGATCAGGGAGACGATTGGAACTTCATTGGGATTAACGCTAGCTGCAAACCTCGGAACCCTCTCCGCTATCGACTGATCCGAGATGAGTTGTGGTTTCACGCGAGACAGGTCGCGTTGGAATGCCTCATGGATGTGAGCCGATGCCCCCCGATGATCCTTTCCCGCCTCTTCAACGAGTTGAGCGTCTGCAAATATCAGGTGATGCCGGGTAGGGATATTATCCGCGTGAATTCAAAGGATGAGATGAAAGACATCCTGAAGCGTTCGCCTGATCTGGCAGACGCATTCAACCTTTGTTGGTATCCAGCACAATGATTACGATTCAACCCGGTAGGCTGAAAGCAGGAAACAAGTGGGAAGGCGAATGCCCTCATTGCGGCTGCAAGGTCGAGGCGAACGATAAGGACATCATCGACTGGGACATGGGATTCATGCCTATCCGACCTTATGTTTACTGTCCTGACTGCCTCAATACTCTTGTTCTGAATCGGAAGGGATTCCCGATCCCGCCTAACGCTTGGCAGGAAGCTGCAACGTCTTTCAATGCTGCCGCTAAACAGATCACAGAGCAGATGCAAGACGCATTCAAGGGTAGCGGATCTCTGCAAGGCTCGGTGGGAGCCTAGGAGTCCTAGTACGGCTGTGCTTCCCGCCTACCCATTAATCCCCCCGGCTAGACCAGATGTCAGATATCCCCGTCCTATCATCTAATCTGATGTCAGTGGATTACGACTATCCCACCAAGACTCTCTGGATCAGTTTCAAGGGTGGCACGATCTACGAATACTCTGGCGTCCCGCTCAATGTCTACGTCGGGTTGCTGTCTGCCAGTTCTAAGGGCAGTTACCATCACCAACACATCAAATTTCAATTCCCATATAAGAAACTGTGAGTAATTTATCCCGATGGCTGAACTAGTAACATCGATGAACGTACAGTCTGCCGGGATGAACGTCTCCGGTCAGATCATCGACACCCACGCCAATATCCTTCCCGTCAAGCGTGCCTTCGCTAACGTCTCCCAATCCCAGACAGATTCCGCCCTGGTGACAGCCGTAGCCGGCTACAAACTGCGAGTCATTGCCGTTGTGGCAATCGCGGGAGCAACCGCTACCGATCTCACCTTCAACAGTAAGCCTAGCGGTTCGGGTGTGGCGATCTCCCCCAAGTTTGCGAATGGCGTGAACGGCGGTGAGGTTCTGCCGTTTAACCCTCACGGATGGTTTGAGACGGCTACCGGGGAAGGCCTTAGCGTCACCACTGGTGCGGGATCGACTACCGGCATTCTGGTTCACTATGTGGAGATCCTGCCCTAATGGCTAATGCAGTCTACAATTCGTTCAAGCGTGATATCGCTAATGGCTCGATTGATCTCGACACCGACACGATCAAGGTCATGCTCGTCACGTCGAGCTACTCGCCTGACATCGACGCACACACCAAGCGTTCCGATATCACGAATGAGGTGAGCGGGACGGGATACTCGTCTGGTGGCTCTGCCCTGGCTACCAAGACGATGACGGCAGACAACACCAATGACCGTGGTAAGTTCGATGCCGACGATCTCTCATGGAGTACGGCGACGATCACTGCTCGCGGTGCGGTGCTGTACAAGAGCCGTGG